GCTTACCAGTGTGGTCGGTATCAATTGCTTCTAACAGCTTCTCTAATTTGGCTGCATGATCGTCATCCTGCTCTGCCAAGGCTTTCTCTACATGTAAAGCAACTCGTTCTTTCACTGATCCTTCGAATACAGCTTCAATTTCTGCCAGAGCGTCCTCGGTCAGAATGCCTTCTGTTGCTTCCTTTAATACACTTGTTATTGTTGCTTTATCACTCATTTTTTGAAAATATTTTTGGTTTTTGCTTGCTTCATATGTTTGGTTAGCTTCTGTTCTACAGCTGCTTGTAAATATTTATCCGCTTGCGCGAAATTTCCTTCCATTACATTTTGGATGAATTGTTTGATGTTTAGATTGGTTGGTTTGTTTGTATTGCTCATTGCTGAATATTAGTATTTATTCTTCACACCACTCAAGAATTTGAGAACTTGTTCTTTTAAGTATGATTCTACATCATTTTTAGGTAATGTTGATATGTTTTTTTCAAAATTATCATACAACTCACAAAAAGTACCATCTGCATTACACACATATCGTTTGCTCTCTAAAATACCATTGACATACGCTTTTGGATAGCTAGGATCAGCCACACAATCAACAGCGATCAGTCTCATGTCACGAACAACATTATAGCCATCTTTGCTCTCTTCTAATTGACCTAGAGATCTGCTACTAACTCCAAGAGAACATCCATCATTTATCAATGATTGAACAATCAACCCACTTGGTGTGCTCAACACTTTACTCTTACCCATCACTACATTACCTTCAAAATTTAGACTAGTAACAAGATGACATGCTTTGTCTAAACTCACGTCAGCACTTGTTGGATGGTTGAGTTCTCCAAAGCTTCTTTTCTTGTTGATACACTCTTCAGTGTATCGACTAACTTCACGTTGCATCTCTTCTAATGGATATTGTCTTTGATTCCTGTTAGTTTCATCACAACTCATGTACGGACCTACAATGTACATGCTTTTATTTTTGCTGTTGTTTTCTTCTTCAATAACAAACTGAAATGCTTCACAATCTGTCTCTTCTACAAGTAAATTGAACTGTGGATTGGTCATATTAAAAAGTATTTATTCATTTTCTCTAGATTTCAACGAAATAATTCCCTTTCAGTTAGTATCTGAAATTTATAACCATGTTTGTCACACCATTTTTTAGCCGCATTCCATTTGGCTTGGTTTCGAACATACTCTACACTCTCGTATATCATGGTGCTTTTCTTCTTATTACCATGTGTAGTTGGTTTACGTGTCTGTTTAAATGGTTTTATCTCTATCAAATATTTTGTTATCTTTGCTCCCTCTCTCAATATGATTTTGTTATCTACCATGTATCTATGAGCTTTACCATCCAAAGGATTAATGTATGGTATTATTACAGACTCGCTTGACCATTCTATAACTGAAGGATTAGAATCACACCATCGGAAAAATTTTAATTCCCAACTGCTGAGGTATCTTGGATTCGAATGACCTTTGTACTTCTGGTTGTCTGAAGGCTTGTAAATACCTTGCTTGTATTTTGAGAATTTTCTCTTTCTTTTCACTATCCAACAAAGAACATAGGAGGTGCACTGTCTCCAACACCTGGTGTTCCCTCGTATAATGCTGTTTCCAATTTTTCTTTTTCAGCGATACCTTCGGATAATAACTCAGAATAATTTAATGTACCACCACCAAACAATGCTGTACCGGCATATTTACCTCTAATGCGGCTTATTGTTATCTTTGTTAATGCTAGTGAATATTGATACACCCATGGTTCTTTCACAAGATCACGTATTGGTCTCTCGACATACGCTCCAATCAATCCATAAAAACTAGCTCTTGAGGCCTTTCCAGGCTCAGGTGTCAAGTGTAATCGTTGACGTCTGTCATCAAATTTAAAATAATGGTCTTGCGATAATAGTTTGCTTCTCACGTCCAGCCAATTTTTCATTGTATACCAACTTACCAGATCAAATCCATATTTACCCATGGCATAACTGAAATATGTTTGTTGTGCGAGAGTCTGTTCTAATGTGAACAAAGTGTTTACACCGGTGGTGCTACCTTCTTCAAACGAGAACATATCTATGACTTTTCTATAATCTTGAAGATCATAATCATAACCACCAGATAAATCAACAGCTTGTGTTGTCTGTGGATTGACACCACTCGGAGATTGTGAGATTGTTTCTCTCATTTCTGGTGTCTGACTGAACAGTTTGTCAACAGACAACCCACGTCCTGGTTCATATAAACTACTTTTGAACACCAGAAATTCTTCTGTGTATCCTGCAAATTTAGTGAACATTTCTATAGAAATAGATATATTATCTAACACTTGATTTTGATGTGCTTCAATATTGATTTGTGGATAGCCTAATGCCATGGCTACTCGTTCCGCCAACTTGGCGAAAGTATCGATTCGACTATTTAGATTTGTACTAAAATAATCACTTATTGGAGATGCACTGACAGGATTTGAAATATGGCCCATGTCAGTATTTATGCTCAACTGGTTGGTTCTACTGGACTTGTTTCTGCAGCAGCGTCATCAGCGCCTACTGGAGCCGCGCCTCCAAACGCAGGAGGTTCCTCAACACCACCTGCTCCAAGATCTGTCATAGGTGCTCCAGAGTCTGGCAAACCACCTGGTGATGACGCATCCATACCAGCTTCCATACCATCCGCCTGTGCTTGTAATTGTTCTCTCCAGTTTGGCCCAAGAGTCTCAATTTGAGCAAGTTCCCATGCAAGTTGCTTGTCTTTTCTTAACCATTCTCTGTTCTGTTTGATTTCATTATCTGACCAGTCAAGATATTTTTTCATCGCGTATGTTTGAGAAACATTCTCATTACCACCGATACTTGTGAAGTTGTTTGTCTTCAATTCGAGTATCTGAGATTCTCTCAACGTATAAAAATTAGTTGGTGGATTGAATGTTATATCAAAATGATGTTCTTTCAGCTTATACTGATCCCAAAGTTTCTTCAATTTCAGATGAGTTATGAAGGAGTCTTTTAACGCTTTAGCGAACTTTTGTTGTATGCGTATCAATGTTCTCGCGAACTTGAGCTCTTCTCTCAACATGTTTGTACCGTCGTCATACACACTAGCTGAGTCTAATCTACCTACAGGTATGTGAAGAGACTTGTAAAGTTTTTTGACAAAATAATTTAAATCTTCAATGTTGTCAAATCCAGATCCTTGTTGTAGTGATTGAACACTTGAACCTTCGCTGCCTTGTCTTTTGGCAAACCAATAACTATCCAACATACTCTGAGGATCAAATGTATTGACACGACCTCCTTGATTGTTATCAAATGTCTTTTTACTAAAATAATTGTGCATCAGCTTTTTGAGATACGCTTCAGCTTTGGGAGGACTCAGATTACCCACATCGACATTGAACATCAACCTCTCTGGAGATCTTACCAGTCGGTGCACCACCACAGCATCTTCCATCATGGTCAATTGCCTGTATGATCTTCTGCAGTTCTCTACAAATGGTAATCTCATGGTTTTGTCTTCATTCCATGTGCCACTATGAACATAACACATTTGATGTTTATCAAACGGTATAAAATTGTATTTCTCGACAGTGTTGGTTTTAGGATTTATAACCGGTTGGCGGAGCAAGTATCCTTTGATCAACATGTTCTGTACATTATCATATATAGGGTCAACCAATTCTGTTGGTACCTCAACAACACCCAATATACCTGAATCAGTATGTTCTTCATGGATGATGTGTTCAAAGAACACTTCTCCATCAACTAACAAGCTACGAAAATATTCCCATCCTTTGGTCTCTAGATTGAAATAATCAACAATTGTTTTAAATTCTTTATCAAGCTCTTGCTTGACTGTGTTACTATAGTCTGTATCTCTATACTTGATACTAACAATCTCATTCCGTTGATCTTCTACAACAACACTATCACAAATTTCATCCAAAGCATCAGCCACTTCTGCATATGCTGCCATCACGCGGTAATCCATCAATCTTTTACCCTTGTCTACATCTACATTTGCGTACATGTATTGATGGTAATTCTGATCAATAGCTATTGTGCCTTCTGGAAATTGATCATCATTTGTCTGTTTTGAGACACTATATTTAGCCAGCACATTCTCTCTTCTGGATCCAGTGCTATAGAAGTGTTTGTATGTTGGATTGATCGTACCAATTGTATCCAGATCAAGTGCGTCCGGAGAGTAAGGGAGATTTGCAGATACATATCTCATGAAATCTCTACCGAATTGTTTTAAACTACCTTTGTTCTGT